TTTAGCTTACGCTGAATGGCCTTGACCGATGGTCCCTGCTTCCCCTCGGATTCAGAGACCTGATAGAGGCTTTCCCGCAATTCCTCCATCTGGTCCTCCATATACTGTCTTTCCCGCTGCGGATCGTCGGGGATCAGGTCAAAACTGCTCTGCGCCATGATGATGGCGTCGTAGTCGCCGGAGGCAATCCTGCCCATAAAGACCTTGCGTTTTTTGGCTTCCAGGTCTTCAGGAGTAGCCACAAGGATATTGGCGGTCGGGTACATCGCGCGAAACTGCGCCGGAAACTGCCCCAATGTTGAGTTTTGAACCACAATCAGAGGCTTTTTGGCAAGGCCAAGCCGCCGCATTTCCATCGCGGTAGCCGCCATCGCAAGGGTTTTACCGGCCCCGACACAATGCGCGATCATGCCGCATCTGTCCTGAAGCATACGCCAGATGACGCTTTTTTGATAATCCCGCAACTGAAAGACATTGCTCGATCCGGGCAGTTCCAGATGCTGACCATTGTATTTCGGCGTGACATAGAAATTAAAATGCTCGTTATACTCCTCCTGCAACTTCAGGGAGTAGTCTTCATGCCGGTTGACCCAGTTGGTAAACTCCTGCTGGAGCTTCTCCACAACCATCTGTGCGGCAAGGGTCTCTTTCTGATTAAAGAGGGTGCGCTCGGTATCACCATCCTTAATCTTGTCGGTGACCCTGATCTGCCGCATGTTCAGGGCTTTTTCAAGCAGTTCATGGCCATAAAAACGTTTTGTGCCAAATGTTTCGGTGTTACGGGCATTGCCGAAGAATGTACTCGAAATAACCGTCCATTCATCGAGAGCGCCAATGTATTTGACCTGTCCGCGCGGACATTGCAAAATATCACGGGCAAACTCCTGAATGATCTCCTGCGGTATCCAGGTTGCACCAAGACGAAAGTGAATGTCTTTAATGCCGACCGTATCGGGCTGAATAGCCTTTAATGCCTTGACATGCTTATCAAATCGCTTGTCGCTTTCGGCGGCCTGCTGTGCAATACGCAGCTTATCACGGACATTTCCGCTTAAATACCGCTCCGCCGTTTCCCAAAGACCTGTCGCAGGATTATCATAGGCGATTGCCCCCTCAAGAAGCTCCTTTTGGATCTGTTCAGGTGTCCTGCCGGTCAGTTGAGCAAGATAGGGTATATCGACCTTCCCCCGGTAACACAAGGATACGCGCAAGGCGTCCGTCAGGGTTTCGGCATGTGTCGGAGGACGCACCGGCTCAATCGTTCGCTTGGTAAAGACCGCCGCTTTCTCAAAGTGTGTTGTTTCCTTACCGGTCTTTGGGTCGGTGGTGCTGACCGAATCTTCCAGTGAAGCGACCAGGTAATAGCCCGGATCGAACGAAAACTTGCTGGTTTTTTTATCGTTGACATAACCGTACTTTGCAATGTACTGGTCATAGACATTATTAAGCTTTTTCTGGGACTCGATGATCTGTTCGTCAGTAGCATCTTCCTGAAGCATCGTCTGCAAATGCTGCTGATAGGTATCGCGTAGTTTGACAAACCCGACAGCCTGCTTCTTCATCGCAGCAGAAGCGAGCTTGTCGGTAATCTCGGAAACGGGAACCAACGCGCCGTTTTTAACGCCAAGGAGCTTGCCGTTCTGGAATACAAGGGAATTTTCTTTTAGCCCCTCAATCGAACCGATCTGCTCAAAATCGACATCAGTACCGCCCTCGGATAAGATGTTCTCCGGCAATGCGGCAATCGCTTCGTGAAGGGATTTAGCAAGCGGCTTTTGCAGCGGCTGTAGCGTAAACTCCTCGTTTCCTCCGTATAACGAACCTTCCATGCTCGGTTTACCCAACATCATATCGGGGTGAGCAATAAAATACTCGTTGATCGAAGCGACCTTGTGGTCAATAGTCTCGATTTCGCCCACCCGTGTCCAGTCATGACCGCCGATAGTCTCGGCCTGCGGCTTACGCAGGATAATAATATCCGTTGTAACCTCTGTCCCGGCGTTCTCCTTAAAGGCGGTATTGGGAAGCCGGACGGCGGCGACCAGTTCTGCCTTTGAAGCCAATAGCTTACGCTGGCTGATCGCCGAATCCATCGTGTGATGGGTCGTAATGGCAATGACCAACCCGCCGGGACGCAGCACGCCTATACTGCGCGCAAAGAAATAATTATGCAGGTTCAGATTTTGGCCGTAACGTTTCTTCGCATCCGCCGGACCTTCCTGGGCAAACGGAAAATTGGAAATCACCAGATCGACCGAATTGGGCGGCAGATTAACTTCCTCGAAGCCTTTGACAAACGTCTTGGCTTTAGGATAAAGCTGTGAAAGAATGCGCCCGCTGACCGAATCCAGTTCCACACCGATCAGCTTGGCACTGTTCGCTATACTTTCCGGCATCAGGCCAAAGAAATGCCCTACTCCAGCGCCTGGTTCGAGAACGGTTCCGCCCTTAAAGCCAAGCCTTTCGGCCATTTGCCACATAGATTCGATAATGCCGCGCTCGGTATAATGCGCGTTAAGTGTGGAAGCGGCGGCGGCGTTAAACTCCTGCTCGGTCAAAAGCTCCTTAAGCTGCTTATAGTACTTACCCCACTTTTTTTCCCAATTCTCGTCCCGATTGTACCGCCAATGGTATGGAGCTTCATTATTCTCATAGGCCAGCATCGCGCGGCCGTAGCCTTCATGAAAGACCTGCGAAAGATTCCCCCATCCGGTATACTGTGCTAAAATTCTCTGCTGCTCAGGATTTGCGGATTTGTTTTCAGCCTCAAGACTCTTTAGCAGCCTTATCGCCTCGATATTGGCCTTGACCTGTGTAATCGCACCGCCAGGAACGATCACGTCTCCTGGGCCAATGCGGTGATTTACTCGCTGTCCATCACTTCCTTCCTGAATTTTTCCAGCAGTTCCTCCGTCTGCGGGCTTAGTCGAAGATCGTCCAGATCGTAGTCCGGGTACTTTGGATTTTCCGGGGCGATGATCTGGCTGTGGACGATCTCCCTGATCACCTCGTTCGGCGTGTCCGGATTCTCCTGTCTCATCTGTACCCGTGCTTTGGCTGCCTGCTGAGCCGTCTCGGTCAGGTACTTCTCCAACTTGCCCGTCTTGAGAAGTCTGGCCAGTTTCTTTGGCCACTGCTCCTGAAGATGCCACAGGGCCGCCTGAAAGTCCTGAAAGTTTACCTGAGTCCAATCCACCATTGTCTGTCTCCTGTTCGTTTGTACCTAAAATACCATCAATTTCCGATTCCTTCAAGTCATCGACGTAATCGGCCTTATCCATCCCGGCCCGATAGTCCTCCATCCCCGGCATATTACGCGCTGCAAGATAGGCACTTTTCAGATAGGGCTTAAATGCCTGGCCCACATCCCCAACCACCGTTCGGGCAAACTGAGCAAATGTCCGTGCGCCGGCCTCGATATACAATGCCGCCATCTCCGCCGTAATCGTCAGCAGTTCCGGATCAAAGCCCATATTGACCTGATTGCGGAGTTTGTCCTGAAAACGCTTTTTGAGTTCGGCAAGGCGATCCTGCTTATCGGCGGAAAGATTTTCAGTAATGCTCTTTTTTTTCGGCGGAGTCGGAGTCTCCGGTTTCGGCTGCGGTTCGGGTGATTCCTCGATAGGCTTGACTCGACTGGCAGCGATTGTTTCCATTCGCCCAATCGGTATGCCGCCGCCGACAACCATCTCATGTTCCGGATCAGCCTTGATCCCGACATACTCCATACCGTCAATACTGCCGGTATGCGTTACTGTACCTGTAATGATCTTGCCGGACTTATCGGGATACTGTACCCTCTGACCTTCCTTAAACTTCGGGGCTGAGGCCTTTTTATCCTTTTTCGGAGACTCTTTAGGCTGGTGAGGTTGGGGCTGTTGTTCTTGAGGTACAGTCGGCCTGCGTTTGGAAATATATTTTTCCAGCGCATCGGCCAGCTTGTGCTTGCTTGTTCCATGTGGGGCCTCGATGATGATATAGTCGGTACTGATTTTCTTATTATTGATATACCCGCCGATGCTTGAACGGTATCCGCCCGATGCAAAGCCCGCTTGTCCCTGCTTTAATCTGCTTATGATCTGCTCGGCGGTATCTCCCTGCTGGATCATAGAATCGGTTCCGGCAGTGGCAATAACCCGCTCGATCAATTCTTCATCCGTAAATTCAGGTGAAATAGGCTTGGATTCCGATTGGGGCTTCTGCTGCATCTTCGCATAATCGGGATACCTGGGGCTGGGGCCGTTCCTGTCGAGACCCGCTTCAATGCTTTTGCGGACCTCATCAGCGGTACGTTTTGCCAACCGTTCACCTGCCGCTTCAATGGCCCTCTTTTTCTGTTTGTAATTGCCACTGACTGAAAGACCTGTGACAGCTTCATAGACATCCCAAATACCGTCTTTTTGTCCAACAAAAAACTCAAACCCATCCAGGTTTGGAAAACTGACTTTTTCAGCGTTGTCCATTTCGACGAATTGAGCGCCGTCATACGCATAGAACTTGTCACTTGCCGATGTTTTTTCCGCTATTGTCTCCGGTTGCGGCAGTTCTTCCTGAGTCGCTGGTTCTTCTGTGATCGGGGCTTCTTCCCGCGGCTGCGGCGATGCCTGGGGTTCTGGTTGCAGAGGCGGCACTTCTTCAGCCGTTTGCGGCGCAAACTGATCCTGCACATGAGCCGGTGTGTTTATGTTCTGCGGCTGTGTCAGCAATTCATGCCCGGCGGCAATCGCAGCCCTGCCAACACCGGGTACACTAAAGGCAAGCGCCTCAACTAATAACTGCTCGCCATCGGGAATTGACGCAACCAACCTGTCAAAGACGTTGCCGTCCTCTTGGCCAAAGTCCTCTATGTCGAATGTCGCGCGCAGCGTATCGCCAAGCCGTTCCTCCCCCATTTCCTCCAAAATCCCGTGAAAGCCGCCTTTTTCTGCAATGCGTTTGGCAAACGCAAGGCTGTCCCGACCCGGCGCGGCCTTGATCCAGGCTTTGCGAACTGAATTCATCAGCTTCGATGCGGACTTGTGAATGCCCTTCGGCATTAAGCCTTTTGCCATTGCCGCTATCCCTGCGCCGGATTCTTCGCTGAGAAGCTCGATAAAGTGATCTCCAATGGCTTTGTAAATCGCCGTTGCCGGAGCGTTCTTCGCATCACCGAGAATGATACGATTATTTTCATTCAGTCCAAACTCCGGCAGGCGGTTCTCAAAATATTTTTCGGCTACATGCTGCGGTGTAAGGGATGCACGTATCCCCGCCGAAACCATTGTCGAACCGATATTGGCGGCAATGCGGGCGGTTTGGTTGGACGTGTATTTTCGCGCCAGACTGAGAATCGACTTTTTAGCGCCTGCCTTTCCCAGAGAGGCAAGCCCGCCTGTGGCGATAAATTCAGCCATAAATGGCAGCATATCAAATACAACCGTTCCTACCTTCGCCGGAACAGTCAGTCCCCGTTCGGACAATTCGGCCTGTTCTTCCAGATACTCAACAATCCGCTCTTTATCCTCAAGCCGCTGATTCCAGCCTTTCTCCGTGCGCGGATAATCATCGAACTGAAACCGCTTTGTGGCATGATACAGTTGACCGGCCTGGATCATCGGTTTAATGCCCAATGTCGCACGGTCGGCAAATCCGCCCCAGCCGCCTTTTTGAATGTTCTCAACAAAGCCGATAGGCTTCGGTTCGGCCTCACTTTTACGCTGCGCAAGATCGCTTAGGAACATGTCCTGCCAGTTCGTCATTTCAAGTCTCCAAATAGGGATGTTGCTCTGCGTTGTGAATCAATGGCTCGATGCTGATTGGCTTTGGTCTGATCTATCCGGGCAGGCTGCGGGCGATTCGGAGCCTTGACATACTGCCAAAGGAATTCAGGGTTTTCGGCGCACTTCTGGGCAAATTGTTCCGCTGTTAACAATTTGTCCTGGTGCTCTTTCTGTTTCTGCTGATAATTTTTGTAATCCGCCGAAGAAATAACCTTTGCCACTGCCATACCAAACCGATCCCCGAACGGCTGTTTGTTTTGTTCAAGGTATTTTTCATAAGCCTTTGCACGCTGAGATTTGGTCAGTTCCTCCCATGTGGCGTGCGGGGTTGTGACCTCATGCTCAGGATCAGCCAGTGTGCTGTCGTTTCCCTTGATGTAAGGATCATTTTGATAGGCTTCTTCAATCTGATCCTGCGGCACACTGTCTGCGAATCGCTGTCGATACTGATTCAAATTATCCTTTTTGGCAAGCCAGTCCTTTTTGGTTACATCCTGTAACTGAACGGTTTTTTGTGGCTGCTGCATAAGTTGCTGGGCCATATAGTAAATATCAGTCGCTGGTAAGCCGGTCGCTTTGGCGGCGGCGTAGGTATCAGGACTCATAACGCTTTGCAAAATCGTATCGGCCATCGTTTCAGCGTTGCCGACAGGCTGCCCCGTGTTTTGTGGCTGCGGCATCAGGTCACCGAAGAATTGTTCTGCTATTTTGAGAGATTCTTCAAGCGACACAGGATTTTCGGATGTCTGGCTGCTGTCATAGACATCCTTTGCGTACTTGGCAATAGTTTCTCTTAACTTTAACTGGTTGGCAAAGGAGGTGCTGTCATCTGGCTTGACCAACACACTGACGTTGCCCTTGTCATCGCGTGTAAGCGTTGCGCCGCTGCGCTGATCGACCCATACCTGTCCGGAATCCTGTTCTTTGGGCCAGGGCATTTCGGGCTTCCGCTGGTTGGGGGTAATGCCATGCTCCATGCCGTCGATCTGACGCAGCAGATTCTCTTGTTCTGCCGGTGTGTAGCGTCCCTCTTCATTGCGGGTGACGTAATCTCGCGCTTCAGCTATCTTTTGAAGCTGTGCCTGCTGGGCACGGGAATACTCCCATTCAGCAAGGTCTTTCCGGAGGCCATTGTCGATCTGGCCAAGTTGCTGGTGTCGTTGCGGCAATTCTTCATACTGCTGCCGGCGGAAGTCCATTTCCTCGCTGCGTGCCTGCGTTTGAGCCTGCAATTGTGCATAAAACTGCGCGTTTGCATCCTGGCGCGCTCGTTCCCGCAGTGCATTGATTTCCTGCTGAAGATTGAATTCCCTGTCCTGCTGTCGGCGGCGTTCCTGCCCCTGCGCCTGTCCGGAGGCGTAGGCAACATCGCCAACAACGTCGCCGGATATCCTGTGTTCAACTCTGATTCCCATCTATCACCTGCCGTAATTAAAATAGCTGTAATTCGGAGCACCGGCGACATTGCCCATGTAATTGCCATAATTGTTCATCAGGCTTGTGTATAGATTCAGGTCAGGATAGGTATCTTCACGCCGCTCCATGAAATTCAGTTTGTTACTGGTGATATTGTTCATGTAACCGAGTTTCTCCCGGCGAAGCATCTCATTGAGGCTGTTGAGGGCATTCGTCCTCTGACCTGCATTATTTAGAGTGACTGACGGCAGAATGGTTGAATTGGCCATGCCGGAATTGACAAGCCCCTGCATGGATTGTGAAAACGCCCGGTTATAGCCGGTATTGACATCTTTGCGGGCGGCATCCCCCATGCCTTCAAGCCCGGTCATCGTGTCATTATACAGCGTGTCATAGCCGCCGATAATCTGGTTATATCGCTGTTCATTGGCCTGTTTTGCTTCGTTAAACGCCTTGTCGTATTCGGCCTTCAGTTTTGCGGTGTTAGCTTCGGCCATTCCCATTGGAGTGTTTTGCCACAGAATACCGCCAACCGATTTGGCATACCGGCTGCTGCGCCCGGCAAGACTGTACCATTGACCGTCATTTCCTTGTCGCCAATATGTTCCTGCATAGCTCATGTTTACCTGCCCGCTTTAATCCTGTAGTTATCACTTGTATCAATCCACAGTTCATCTTTCACAGCGCCTGCATCCTGCTGACTAACCCCTCTTTTCATATCCGGCACGAAATATTTTGTGGCAAAAAGACGCTGTAAAATCTGACGCAGTTTGGTCCAGTCGCCCGGTGTTAATGAAATTTTCATCGTAAAACCCCCGCTGGTATGATTTTGCCGGTGATCTTTTCAAAAGCCCAGCTTCGGTCGAGTGCGTTGCTATTGATTTTCAAAATAAGATAGGCCCCTTTGCAGCGTGGCCGAATGGTTGCCGACAACCCCGCCCGGATCGTGCCCTGGGAATTGGCCGCCGTATCCTGATTTAAGGCCGCTGTTATGGCAGTTTGGGCGGTTTTGGCTGTGTAGATTTCGTAATTCAGCAGATTGGATTCTTCCGAGAGGACAAACAGAAGCTCAGACAAAAGCCCCTGCATGTTTTCCGCTGTCATCCGTCCGGGGCCGATCAGCATCCAGCTTTCGATTGGCTCATCGGTTCCTGCGGCTTGATCCTTATACAAACGGGTATCAAAAATACGGATGTACCCATCACGACACCCCAGGAGCAGTTCCCTGTACGCCGGGTCATCTGCCGAATAGTAATTAGACGTATAAACGCTGCAATCTGTCGGATATTTTTCGGGAAAGAAGCCGGTTGTTCGTAAATCGAACCAATAGTTCTGATTGTCGCCTGTATCGACATCGGTTTTACAGATCAGAATCCCGTGCTTTTTGCGATCATACGAGACCGTGACTCGATGAACATCCGGTGTTAATGCAAACTCGTTATTAAAATCAGGCAGTGAGTTTTGTGTCAGCTTTTCGACCGCCCCGAAGCCTGCCGGAATACGGTAGATCCCGTTACAGTCCAGGAAATACAGGTTGTCTTCACTGTCCCAAGCAAAACTGGTTTTATCGAAGAGTCCCGCTGTAAAGCTGATCTGGTCAATCGAACCGCCCGAAGCCGGATCACCCCGCAAAAGCCACATGGTTTGAGAGCAGCCGATAATCATGTAATCATCACGGTACGGAATGACGGCGGTTACAATGTCACCGATATTTCCTGCATACCCGCTGGACTGTGCAATCGCTCCGATCACGTCATCGCTGCCGTAGGAGAAGTTAAACGGATTAGCGATCTCAGCCATATAAATGATATGCGGAGAGTTTCTATCCCCGGACTGAACAATTCGACCCCGGTACAGGGCTAAAATCGTAGGTTCATCCGGCATTTTACCGTTAACCTGTTCGGTGGCCGTGTCCGCATCATCCGGATACACCTGCCAGTTGTAAAAAAGAGGCACGGCAGATACATTGCGAACCGCCGTGACGGAATAATCATATCCAACGCCATCCTCTGTAATACTGGCGTTTTGACCGGTTTGGAATGTTCCGTTTGTCACAAAGCCGTAGATGTACTTGTTGGTTTTGTCAATAAAATCAATCACCATCGCCGCGCCATTGGCCTGCGTTAAAATACTGCCTCTTGCGGGGATGTGCGCCATCGCCGAGACTGTCAGGCGTGTATTGGAAAAATCCACCACCTTTTTAGCAGACCCGTTGACAATGAAGACTTTCTGGTAGGCGGTTACAATCGAAACCGGCTTTGTCAGGTCAAGACCATCGCCGGAAGCAATTTCAAGATTGCCCATGCTGGTCAATTCGTGACTGGCGTTTTCGTACCAGAACGCACTATCCGCCAAGGCCACGAGTTTCTTGCGATACACCTTTTCGACGGGCGTACCAAGCTGGACTTCAACGGTTTTGAAGTGCCAGGTATCGCCTTTAGTTGTGCCCTGAGCATTTTTCGCATCAATGCGCCAGTAATAATCGACATTGTTACCGAGCGAACCGGGACTGAAACTCTGAATAGCCGCCGAATTGCCTGTATGGGACTGGTTGGTCTTAAACTGACTGCTTGCCGGATCAGCGTCCGTGACTTCCTGCGGATTTGTGCCGAAATAAATGTCATAACTCGTAGCAAGATCGCCGTCTGCGCCGTTTTTCCACTGCAATTGCTGACTGCGTGGAATATCGACCGCATCATTCAGGGGTGCAACAAAAACAGCCTTACCCGGCGGCAAAGGTTCATTTTTGACCGTAAACGCCCATGTCTGACTGCTGTCTCTGGTTAAACCGGTGCTGGTCCGGTATGCCTGTACTTTCCAGTAGTACTTTGTAGCCCATTCAAATTGCTCGGCAATGGAGGGCTGCCAGGAAGTCCCGGTAACAGTGGCCTTTAATTGGAGAGAGGCCACGCTTGTTCCGACATAGACCCTGTACCCGTCGGCATATTGAGAGGTTTGCCAGGTCAGGGCCGGTCTTCTGTTCTGCCCTGTAGCATTATTAGAAGGAGTCAGCAGATTAAAGGCAAGCGGGCCTAAAATGGTCGTAAAGTTTGCCGATGCAGACTGATAATGGATTGACCTTGTGGATGTTCCGCCATTTAAAATCCTGTACTGGTGGTAATTCGTGACAGTTAATTCTGTCTGATACGTCGTCGAAGGAGAAAGCCCGCTATACGGTACAGATATTTGAAACGACCCTTCAACAACATCACTGTAATTTCCAACAGTGACACCGTTTATCTTGACCGAAAGCGAGTAGCTGCTTACATCCCAGATCGTCGTTGACGAATTGGCAAAGTCGCAGTAGCTTGTCGATTTCGATATGGAATAATTGATTTGCAGGTTGCCGCTCAGCGGGGCATTACTGACCGGTGAAACCGAGACCGAATGCGGGTACTTGTCATAGAAATAAATCGTCCCCATTCTATGACACCTCCACAATCGTCACATGGCCGATAGCGACAACCGGCTTGCCATTACCGATGCAGACTGAATACTGTTTCTTCAGTCCCGGACGCTGGCCGCCCCGGACACGGGTCTTCATGACATCGAAAGGCCGGACATTCTGCATGGCCGGGCTTGTCAGATTGGGCTGATTGCTTTCGGCATAGTTCTTATTAATTCCCTTGAGGGGAAATGGGATCGTAATGACCATTATTGTCAGTACCTGTCAAGAAAGGGTAATTAGACCGACTCGCCGGGCTTGGTCGCCACGGACTTGAGCTTCTCACGCGCTTCAACAAAACAGTCGGATTTATGATAATGTTTGGCTACGCCATTCTCATAGACGGCGCAGATTTCGTTCGGGTCGGTAATTTCCTGTTCACATTTGTCACAGAAGATTTTCATCATATTAAAACCCTTTCCAGTGCATCGCTTGATAGTGTGGATGAAAAACCGTCTCCCATGTGGGGTTCATTGCTTTGAGAGACTCGGTGGCCCAGCGGCATTCACATTTCCCCTCGCCGATCTTCCATTTGATTTGCTTGGCAATTTCCGTTTTCATTAAAATCGCCCCAAACTGAACGTGGTCAGCAAGCGGTTCATAGCGAACAGCTACGCCTGCCCGATTGGTGTCCTCCTCCATATACTCCTTTAAGCCCAGCAAACAATGACCGGGCAGCAGCACGTCACTGTCCAGAAAAAACATATACTCCGTCTTGACAGCCTGGGCCAGTTTATGACGTATGTACGGGATACTTTTTGCGCGTCCGCCCATAAGCTGAGGGGCTGTTTGGAGGAAGATGTCAGCGGTTCCGAACCACTTGTTATCAATAATCGCCTGAAGCATCTCGACAGTGCCGTCTTTGCTGCCGTTGTCGATCACTAAAATCGTAGGCTTGACATCCTGATGAAACAGCCGCTGTAAAACAGGCATGATCGTACAGGCACTATTAAATGTGGGGATTGCAAAGGTAACGTCCATTAAATCAGTCCTTTCGGATAAAGATTAGTTCATAGTAAGGGGGAATGTTTGATGAGTTGCCGGAGCAAACGTAGATGGAGTGGATATGACTATAACCGGCTACCGGAAAAGAACATCCGCCATTTACCATGACCAGACTGCAAGACCCACTGGTACAACCAGTACAACCGCAGTATGAATGGCAATGACATTCCACGCCGCCTTCGGCCCCCATTTCACCGCTGGCACCTCGGACAAACTTTTTCCGTAAATCCGGTGTACCGTTGGTACCATCACAAATACTCCATCCGTTGGGTACATCATTGACCAGCCCGGACCACATTACAATAGCACCGGCAGGCACGCCTGCTGAACCGCTTGTCATAAAGTCCTGTGCCATTATGCCAATAGTCCTTTTAACAAACGGATTTCAAGAACGGTTCCCGCTGAACCGGTTAAATAGAGCTTTTGGCCGGACAAGCTGCGCCCATCGAGGGATTCTTTCTGCTCTGCCATGATTGTCCAGGGATCGCCCGCTTGCGTATGGCGCAATTGGACATTACCGCCGACTGCATGAAAGGCAATCGACGCTGTATCTTCCGGTATGACATATTCCTGCTGCCCTGCAAGGTTTAGACTGACGATTTGCAGCATTACCATTCCTCTTAGTTAATGATCTGACCGTTGACCGTTACCCCGTCGAAACGGTGATTGTTTGATTGTCCCATCCCGTCAGAACGGTCGGCGTTATACCCCAAAAAATCCGCCCCGCTTGTCTTGCGGTCAATCTGAATGCTGGCGGCAAGTCTTTCCATGAACTTTTCCCAATGAATGCCTTTGATGTCATTTAGCCGTTGCTCCGCTATCGCAAGGCAGCTTTCGAGGATTGTCTCTGAATGTGCCTGTCCGCCATACGGGTAAGGGTTTTCATTGCTGAGCGTCTGGGGCAAAACGAAATACCTGTAAGTAAGTCCTATCTGGCAATCCGGCACAGGCCAAAAGATGATCTCAAACTTCTGCGCCGCCGTTCCATCGGTCGCTTTGGGCCGGATGGCCGCCTGTTTGGGCTTTCCGCTTTGGGCTCTGATCTGCCGAAGTGTCCTGATCGCCGATTCACTTGTAACGACGACCGGCTGAGCCTGTTCATAGGCCGGATAAGTTAAATCCCCATGCAGCCCGCCAAAATCTTCCGGCAGATCATAGTCTGCGACACCTGCCGTCAACATTAACTGTGTAACCGGGCGCAAGAAAGACCATTGATGCGAACCGGGTTGGCCTTGCATCGGCGGCGGAACATAAAACTGACGAAGGCCGGACTTGATGCAGTCCTCAATATCGGCCCATTCCTGGGTGCCGTCATCCGGGCCATAGACCATCCGTCCATAGCCCAGATAATGGCCAATCGCTTTCTGCAATTCATTGTAGGTAATGGACAGGCTCACGCTTTACGCTCCGCTGCTGGATACCTTGAGAACACCGTTGTCGAGGTACAAAGTACGTCCGTCCTCTTGATCTGTATCCGGGATGTTCTGCAATGCCGCCAGAAGTTCGCCGAACGTAAACAGCAGGCGTTCGTCAAACTCGTTTTCATAATTGATCTGGTTCATTGTGTCCCCTTACGCCGAAACCTGGCGGTTGCCTTTGTCCAGATACACCTTCTTCAGTTGAACGACGGCAGGATTCGCCGCCGCAACCGCATCCAGGAGAACCGCCGCACCGCAACCTGCC